TGGCCTCGACGTCGGCGGTGATCTCGACGGTCTTGATCAGCTTGTAGGCGCCCAGGGTGATGGACGTCAGGGTGTCGGCCTTGTCCTCGGCGGCGGTGCCCATGGCGACCCAGTCAGCGTCAGCGACGGTGCCCTCAACGGGGTAGGTCACGTAGCCGGGGATGTTGGTCACGTCAACCGCGGCGATCAGGGGATTCAGCTCCAGCTTGTGAACGATCTCGTTCATGGTCACGGTCGGGATCGCGGCGGTCGCGGTCACGGCAGCGCGCTCTTCAGCGGTCAGTTCCTTGCCCTGAAGGTTCTTCAGGAACGCTTCACGATATTCGGGAGAATTCACTTCAAAATTCATTTTCTTAACCTCCACATTAAATTCTTTGATGACAGGATCATGGCCCTCGGCCACCGCCTGCCGGATCTCTTCGGCTTTCGCCGCTTCGTTCGCGCGTCTCTGCAGCTCGTCCCGGATCGCTTCCAGTTCGGCCGCCCGCGCTTCCAGATCTTCCGTGGCCACGCTGTCATCAACCGGCATTGCCTTCAGTTCCGCCTGCCGGGCCTCCAGCTGCTCACAGTTCATCTCGGTAAAGTCATTCATCAGGCTTTACCTCCTTCTTCAGATTTTCCAGCCGCTCCAGTACCGCCCTCCGGCGTTCCTCCGCAGCCTGGGCCTCCCGTTCCTCTTTCAGCCGCTCCCTCGCGCTCTCCAGCGAGGCTCTGACGCTCTCCAGCGCATCGCCTTCGGAAGCCGCCTGGATGGAGGTGCCCTCATACGCCGGGAATGCCACCGCGCTCACCTCGAATACCCTGTCAATGCTGCGGATGTGCCGCAGCGGGCTCTCGGTGTCCAGGCCTTCCCAGCTATCTTTATCCACCGTGAACGCGAAGGACATTCCGGAAATATCCCCGCGCTTAATGGCGGAATAAAGCTCTGCCGCCCTGGGATTGTTCTCCGTGTCCAGGTTGACCCGGATCCCCATCCCGGTTTCCCCGACCGTCAGCTGCATGGTCGAGTTTTCGTTATTGTTCCGGCTCCTCGCCAGCGGGACCATGCTGAAATCATGCCCCACCAGGAACCGCACGTCCCGGAGATCCGTGGCGTCCAGGGCGCCGGCGTCAATCGTCTCCCGGCACATGCCCAGGTCTGTCTCCTGGTTGAAGACGATCGGCTGTCCGGTGATCACGCTGCCGCGCTCCTCCGTATGCTCCGCCCGGATATCAAACTCCAGGTATCTGGTCTCTTTATTCATCGTCATTACCTCCCTGGTCGTCGTCACCCGACCCTCCGCCCGTTTCGTCGTTTTCCTGCACGTTCTTGTACTCGCCGCGGATCGGCGTGTATTTCCCGGCACCATTCGGCAACGGTTCGTAGTTGAACAGCTCGCGGATCTCGTCAATCGTCAGCACGCCCCGGTCGCCCAGCTGCTGGGCCATGGAGATCTTCGCTGAGATGTTCATGTACTGCAGCCGGTTCGCCGTGAACAGGATCTCGTTCTCTCCGTTCAGCTCGCGCTCCGAGTAGACCATCCGGCTCAGCGCGGTGCTCAGTTTGATGGCGAAAACCTCGATTTTCCCGTCAAAGAAAGCGGCGAGCTCGTCGCCCGTCGCCTCATTGCGGATCACCTTCACGCTGACCCCGAAATAATTCTCGACCGACTCCTGGATCAGTTTCATCTGCTCCGCGTCGATCTTGTAGCCTTCCTGTTTCAGCTGCTGGATGTTCTGCATCTGGTTCCCGAACAGCAGCAGGCCGCCGCCTCCGCTCTGGAAGTTGTTCCTGTCGAACCTTTCCCTCTCTTTGCGGAGATCCTCGTCGAAGGCCTTGCCCATCAGCTGCGCCATGAACCGGAAGGTCGCGCCGTTTTTCACGCCCTCCATGATGCCCTGGTTCACCATGCTCACCAGCCGCATCGTCGGATCCAGCGCCGTGTTCTTCTCGCCGAAGAAATCGTCCTGCAGCTGGTGCTTCGTGATCACCGCGCACCTCGACAGCTCCATCGACCGCTTCTGGCCGTTCAGGAAGCTGTACTTCAGGTATGGAACCCCGCCGTGGCTGACCACCTCGCAGCTGGAGGGGAGCACCGGGAAGAACCCCATCACGTCGCCCTGCCTGTCCAGCACCGGTACGATGAACAGGTTGTTCTGCACCTCGTAGATGTTGCTGCACCGCTCCAGGAACTGCGGCCAGGTATACCACGGGTTCGGCGCGCTCTTTGTCGCGGTGTACAGCTTCTGCCGGGCCGTTCCCTTCATGCTGTACTGCAGCTTGGCCACATGCCTCGCCGTCGCGTCCACCGCCGCCCGGACCAGTTCGCTTTCGTAGATCTGCCCGCCCCAGCTGGTGAACACCGGCGAGTACGCCGTCAGCGTCTCAAACCGGGTGTCGCCGGCGCCGCCGGAGGCCTTCGGCTTCCCGAACAGCCTGTCAATCAGTCCCATTGTCTTCACCTCTCACCACAACGCACGCGATCACGGCCTTGCCGTCCTCGTTCATCACCGCGTTTTCCGGATTCTCCGTTACTTCGCCCACGTTCTCCGGCACGCCCTGCGGCCGCTCCTGGGCGCCCCTGCCTTTTTTCGCGCCCTTCTTCGGATCGCGCAGGTAATAGGTCGTCGTAGGCATCTTTCCGTTCCTCCCGTCATCCGGCGTTGCTCAGCCGGTCGGCCATTTCCTCGTAGTAGTTATGCCGCATGCAGATGGCGTCACTCAGCGCGGCCATGCCGTCGATGTGCTGCTTCGCGCTCATCTTGATCAGCCGCCGCCGGTTCGTCCCCTCTTCAAATTTGAGAGCGGCATCCAGCATGTGCACCTTCATCAAATCGTTGTCGTTGATGCACCGCAGCCGCCCGTCCTTGATCATGCCCTCCATGTCGATCAGGACGCCGGTTAAATTGCTCCCCTGGCTGACCGATTCCATGTCGAAACCGTCCGCCTGCATATCCTGCACCAGGTACGCCGCGCTGTACCGGTCGTATCCGACCTTCAGCGGCAGGATCTCATAGTCATGCTCCAGCATGTTGAACCAATTATGGACGTCGTGGTAGTCCACCGTGTTCTCGCCGGAGATCGTCAGCAGTCCCCGCTGCGCGTAGATGCGATACGGAAGCCCGTCCCGCTGCGTCGCTTCGTCCACCTTGTTCGCCGGCATGAAGAACATCACGTCAAACCAGGAGACTCCGTCCTTCTCGATCACGACCACCGCGGCCGTCAGGTCCACCGCCAGCGACAGGTCCACCCCCGCCAGCGCATAGCTGTGCCGGAAGTCCTCCAGGCTCAGGTCGTTCCCGAAGCACTTCTTCACGTCCTGGATGTTCAGCCACGCCTGGCTGCTGTTCTGCTTGATGCAGCAGAACTTTGTCATGAACTCCGCCTTGTTCGCAAGGCTGTCCTCCGCCTTCGCGATCTCCTCCAGGATGTACGCGGATGACACGGATACGCCCAGGTTCGGCAGGCTCTTCTGCAGTTCGCTCAGGTCGTTCCACTTGTCCAGGTCGTCGATCAGATAAAGAAAAGGCAGCAGGCGCTTCTCGCGGCTGTTGCCCTGTAAGAACGATGTACCGCGCTTGAACAGTTCATCGTAAATACCGTCGTTAATGTAGTTGGCCGTCGTGATCGACAGGATCAGCGGCTGCTCTCTGGATCCGAGCGCGGAGGTCATGACGCTGTACTGGCGTATCCCCTGCTCTCCGACCCATGCGGCAAGCTCGTCACATACGGTCAGATGAGGGTTGAAGCCGTCGCTCTTCTTCTCGGAGAAGGCGATCTTCTTCACGGACGTGTTCGTCGACTCGATGTAGATGTCCGTCTTCCGCTTCCGGGTGATCTTCATCAGATCCGGCTCCGCGCTCACGCTCTGCCAGTAATCGGAGAACACGATGTCCGCCTGTTCCAGCTTTGGCGCCAGGAAGAAACAGTCCGCGCCGCGCTCCCCGTCAGCGAATGTCATATACTCCGCGATCCCGGAGGCCAGCAGGCTCTTGCCGTTCTTCCGGCCCATGACCACGAACACTTCCCGGTATACCCGGACGCCCTTTTCATCCACCAGGCCGAAGATGCAGCTGATCAGCGCCTTCTGCCAGGTCTCCAGCTTCACCAGCTGGGGCGCCAGCTTTCCCTTTGAGTGGTGGCAGAAATTCTCGAAAAAGCGGATCGCCTTGTTTGCCTTCTTCTGGTCGAAGAAGTAGACCTTGTTTTCCAGGTCGGAGATGATCCGCTCATATAAAAGACGGATCCAGTGACCCACCGTCACGCTGCCGTCTTCTATTGCCTGGTAGTATTTCAGGATCCAGTTGACGTCCGCCGGCTTATTCATTCAGGAACTCACCCAGCTTATCCCCTGCCGGCGCGGCCGTGCCCAGCTTCCCGATGATGTCCAGCATCACGCCCAGCGTCTTGTTCGCCGTGTCGTTATACTTCGGCAGCTGCGCCACCATCGGGTGCGCTTCGATCTTTTTCTGCCCGGTCGATCCTATCACCTCGAAGATCAACCCGTTGCTTTCCAGATCCGCCTGGATCTTCCGGATCATTTCCATCTGCCCGGCGTACCGGTCGGCGGCGGAAACAAACAAAACGTTGTCTTTCACGCCGTACTGGTCGGCCAGTTTCATGATCTCGTCGAAACTTAGTTTTTGTTTCGCCATCTCCGCACCTCCTCCCGGGAAAAATGAAAACTTCTGCTAATAGAGAGAAAATTAAAAC